GGTAACAACCAAAAACACGGCTGCAAGGGTTGACCCAATAATCAGAATTAGTTGTGCGTGGACTTCTTCAGGCGTTTTGCGTCGGGCTGGTCTATGGTGACTTAAATCCAAGTATGTCGTCAGTGCATGTTCCAGTAGGGACGCATTGCGGTTTTTGGCATTGAGGTTTTGACCAGTTTTCATATTCTTGGCACTCATAACGTGTCCAACCCTGATACCCACACGCAGTCAGGATTAGCGCAAGTGCCCAAGCCAACCCTGCTGCGGTGAGTTTCCGAGTTACTTCCCCGTTAACCCGAAACTCTTATCTTGCGGATTTAACCAGCGCAAAACTACTGGTGCAATTGCTGCAACGCCACCCATTGCAAGGGTCTTTGGGTCTGTCACACCTGCCATGTATAAGGCGAGCGCGGCTGCCATGAATGAGCGTGCCCATGAGGCTATTAAGGCTTTGGCTTTGTCCATTTTTTGGTTTTCTCCTTTGTCGGTTTGTTTCCCGATTTTGGTATTTCAACTGTTGGGTGTCCGCCCTTGTAAGGTACGAATTTGGGAATTCCAAACCCAACAATTTCTTTGCCAACATTGCGAACCTTCACCATAACCATTCCGCCATTGCGTTGGTCGCCTGTCCCGCTGGTGTTGCCCTCAATGGTCACGCATTGCTTGTCGTCAATTAAGCCAACAACAATTCCAACGTGTGAAATGCGGTCAATGCCGTCGTGTGGAAAGTCCATGAAAGCGACATAACCCAATTGCGGAATGTTTGACCAACGGTTTGTTTCTTTAAATTTGTGTGCCCCAATTGCAGTGCCCACGACTGAATGAATCTTCACGCCTGATTCGTTTGCACACCAATTGACAAAACTCCCACACCAGGGCAACCCGTCTGCCTTTGTAAATTTCCCGTATTTGGTCAGGTTGTCGCCTTCTTCAATTGTGCCGACTTCAGCGGCTGCGACTTCGATTAGCCGTGCATTTGTGCCTTGTGGGTAAATACTCACAAACCCAACGCCTTCAAATCGTCTGAATCTAAACCAAGTGCAGCCAGTTTATTTTTTGCAATTTCTTTTTTGTTTTCTTCTTGTTGTTCTAGTTTAATCAATTCATTTTGAACTTCTGCTGACGTTAAAGGTTCAACATTTTTTGTGTGCCAAACAATGTTTTCAACGTCATTTCCATTGAGTGTCCATTCAGTGTTTGGGCGTAGAGATTGAATTGCTTGTCCGATTAAAATCATGCGCCTATCTCCAATGCAAATAGTTGTGTAGTACTAAAATCGCCTCTTACATAAGCGGTAGTGGCTGCACCTGCGGTCTTAAAACGCATTTTGTAAGTAACGGCCGAAGTTGTGGCAGGACTTGCCCAACCAATTAAAGTAGCCGGTGCAAGTGAATTTGGAAAACCCAATTCCGAAGATTCTGCACCCGAAATTGCAACATTACTGCTATCAGTAATTTGAAAGAAAGTTGTAAGCGTTCCGCCGTCTGATTGTAAATTAGCAGCAAGAATAAGCATAATATTACTTGTTGCACTTGTTGGCGTTATGGTAACGGAAACGCCTGTCACGTCTGTGAAAGATGTGCTTGTCGTGCTTCGCAATGAAGTGTCTGTATCTCTGACTACTTGCAATAGTTTGCCACCACCAGCAGCAGCAGCCCATTTCAAGCCCGTTGCCGTACTGGAATCCGCGGTAAGGACTGTGTTATTCGCGCCAATGCCTAAATTGTCAAAAGTCTGTGAACCTGTTCCAACAATTAAATCGCCTTTCGCGGCAATTTCTGTTGCCATGGAATTTGTAATTGTCACCGCGCCTGTTGTACCGCCGCCCGATATACCAGTGCCAGCCGTGACCGCAGTGATGTCACCAACCTGCGGTGTGACCCAGGTAAAATCCATGTCAGTGTTTGTTGTCTTAGATAGCACCTGACCTGTTGTGCCGCCAAGCAAATCAGCCATTGATGTTGCTACGGCTTGACCAAATATTTCAAAATCTGCTGGCAAATCCGTGACCAAATCGGTCGCCGTTGGCATTTGCCACGAAAAGGGGGTGGTCGGGTTCGTCATAGGTTGTCTCCTTGTTAAGTGATAATTGTTGCACGTGCCCAGTCAAGCGTTGGCGACACGCCCGACCAAGTAAATGTGTTGGAAATTTCGTCCCATTCAAGTGCCTGCAACGAATACGCCACTGGTGACACAATCAACGAAACCGAAACTTGGTTGTAGGAAGCCTGAAACGACCAACCTTCAACAAATCCTTGAAAAATTGAACCCATGTTGGCGGGTAGGTCGTTGATTGCCACGGGTTGCCCCATGAACACGCCAATCAGGTCGTCACGGTCGGCGTTGTCCAATTCAGGATTTGTCAGGTCAAACGTGATTTCACTAAAAATCGCCTGTGGGTCTTTGCGCAATGCCAAATAGAAATCCGCTTGGTCTTCAGCGTCGGTGGCATTGTGAAGTGTTGTTGTAATGATTTGTGCAAGTGTGCCATAAGTAAGAATTGAAGTAGCGTCGCTGGCAGATTTTTCTGCACTACTTGTCGCACCGTACTTAATTGTTAGGTCGTTGCGTACGTCGCCTGCACGGGTTTCAGTGCGTAATCCAGCCGCACGGGCTTGGTTTGCCGTAAGTTGAACATAACCATTTGTTTGCAAGTATTGGCTGCGGTGTGTCGCGTCAGCGTAGGAAATCCGCCCCAGGGCATCTTCATAAATATAACCAAGGCCTGAACTGGCAAGTGCTGAAACCAAAGAATATACGTCAGTTCGATTTGAGGAGCGGGCGGCCAATTCATAGTCACCAGGTTGGTCAATTTCACCAAGGCCTATGTTTTCAGCAGTTGCCCAAGTAGTTGTTGGGTCATAAGTTGCCCAAGTCAATGCTCCAGGTACTTCAGCCCAGGTGTTGAGCAATAGGTCTGAAAGAATTGTATAAATCTGATTGCCGTCAAAATCTTTTGAAAGTACGCCGTTGGTCAAGGATTTTGGCAAACGCGCCAACGCACCAAGCGCGGTAATTGAATAAGTCTGCGTGAAAGTCGTCGAACCAACTTCACGGACTTCTAACGCAATGTCAACCACGTTGCCGCCAAAGATTGCCACAAATGTGTCTGAGGTATCTTTAATTGAAACGCTGATTGTTGAGTTGATTGCCACTGGAATTGTGCTTTGGTCAAGGTCAATCAGTTGAAGGTTGACATAACCTGCCTGGGCTTGCTCATAGATATTTGTCCGACCAGTGCGAATTGTTAGGTTTGCCAAAATTGCGTCGGTGTATTCAACGCCGTCAATTTCAACAAGCCAAATGGGATTCCATTGCGTCATTAGATTGCCACAAGCGCGGTTGCACCACCAGTGCCGCGATAGTAGGAATTGTTCAAGGTTTCAACGATTGTGCGGGCAGTGCCTTCTTTGTCAATTGCACCTGAAACGTTGACGTTAATCGTTGTGCCTGAAGCGGCCATAATTCCAGCCAAAGTGTTGGTGTTAACCCCTGAAGTGCCGAATTGGTAATTGCCACTGGAAGTTGCAGCGGCTGCCGTTGCAGCAACTTTTGCAGCGGTCGAAACGCCGCCACCGCTTGACACCGTGGTTCCGCCAGTCGAAGGGGTGAATGCTGGCAATGACGTTGAAACTGTTGTGCCTTTGCTTGCTGGAACTGAAACCGCTGGAATGCTTACTGACGGCACTGAAATTTTGCCGACATTTGGCAAAAATGGAATTGCATTATAGGCAGAAATTAAGGCATTGATTCCAGCGACCGCGCCTGAAATCAAACCGTTTAAAACTCGAACAACGCCAGCAATTACGTCAATTACACCCCCGGCAATTTTGCCCGCCATTGTCAACGCCGCGCCTAAATAGTTGCCAACAATTGGCGCAAGATAAGTTTGAATGTATCCGCCAAATTCTTTGAAAACCTCCAAATTGTCGCCAATGGCGTTTTTGATGTAACCAAACGCTTTCAAAAGTCCGTTGATAATTGGCGTAAAAACATTCGTGATGATGTTGCCAACGGTTGTGATAACCCCACCAAGTCCACCGCCGTCAAGACTGAACGCCTTCGAAAATGCGTTAATAACTGGCAATGCGTTTTGATTAATAAAGTTGATAACCTTTTCAAGAATAGGCAACAACGCAAAACCAATTGTTTCTTTTGCTTCGTCGAAGGCGACCTGCATGCGTGCAATTCGTCCCGCGTATGTATCAGCGTTACGGGCAGCAGCCCCGCCGAATAAATCTGAAAGACGGCTTTGGACGTCGGTGAATGACATGGTTTTCAATTGCGCTGCTGAAATGCCTAAACCTAATTTGCCCAGGGCAGTTGTATTGCCTTCGTAAGCCTTGCCCAACGCATTTGCTACCGTTTCCAGTGGCTTGCCTGTTGCCGTTGAAACGTCAAGTGCGGTTGAAAGTAAATTTTGGGCTTGCGTAATGTCGCCCGTCGAACGAACCAAGCGACCCAGGGCTGGACGCAATTGGTCGTCAGCCACACCCGTGGCAAGTGACATTTTAAGAATGGATTGTTCGGTCGCTGCGATTTGCGCCGTGGTTGCCCCTGTGGCGTTTTCTAAGGCCAGGGCTAACTGTGTTTGTGCCTTCTCATCTTCAATGGCGGCTTTGACGCCTTCAATGCCTATTTTGACGGCATAAGCACCAGCAGCAGCGGCAGCAGCGACGAAGGCCGCGCCAATCATCTTGCCAGTCTTGCCAATCTTGTCGCCAAATGTGTCAACGTCTTGGGTTGCAGATTTAAGCGACTTGTTAAGATTATCAACGTCACCAAGAATCGAAAGTTTAAGGGTACGACTGCCAGCCATTAGTCATATTCCTTTACTATTTTGGAAAACGATTCTTCCCATTTTTTAATGATGTCGGGTTGAACGCTTCGCAAGGTTGGATAGATAAACCAGCCACGTGACCCGCGACCTTCGCGACCTGACCACACTGGGAATTGCTTATAGCGGTTTGAACCGAATTCAACGCCACCCCACACCTGCTGAGTTGTTGCGCCACCGCTTAATTTTTGCCCAGCGTAACCGAAACTTATTTCACCAACTTTGGAAGATTTTGAAACCTTTGAACCGTCAGCAACACGGTTGTCAACCAGGTTGCGTGTACGGCTTGACGCCGTTGCCTTGATTTTGCCTTGAACGTAAGTTGCAAGTTCGCTGGTTGCTTCTTTGGCTTGTGCAAGTGCCTGGTCGTCCATTGCTTTAAAAGAACGAACAATGGCGCGCAATTCATTCTTGTCGTAACTGATTGCGTCACTCGCCATTTGCTCGCCTTTCCAAAATCTCAATGACCGTCAATATGTCTTCGGCTGATTCAAATTCGCTTGGTGGTAGCCCCGTTGCCAGGGCTACTTCCCAAACTATTCTGCTGAGGCTTCCGACTGCGTGGCTTTTGGGTTTGCCTCACCCACTATCACTTCGGAAATGGTTTCCGTCCATGCTTCGATTGGCTTGACTGGTTTCCCAGCCGCTTCTCGCTTCATGGCGTGATATGCAAGAAATACTAAATCGGATATACCGATTTTCTCTTGCGCTTGGGAAATGGTGTGACCCGAATGTTTTTCCCAACGAACCCATTCAGGTGGCGCAGCCGTGTAAGTTATCTGCGTCCCGTCGTTATATTCAATTGTTATTGGTAACTTCATTTTGTCTCCCGATTGTTAGTGACTAGAAAGTTTCTGAAGGTGTTCCCACCACTATGAATGATAGGTCAACTGTCTGCGCGTCAGGTGCTGCCCCGCCGACTGACGGAAATACTGGCATGACGTTGAACGCAAACACTGCGCCTGTTGCGGCAGTCAGTGAGCAAGCCAATACTGTGTTTGGTGCGGTTTCGCAGGCAGTCCACAACGCTTCGCATAATGATGAAGCCGCGCCCCAGTCTGCAAGCATTGAAACGTCAAATGTCCACTGGTCGTCAATGTGCTTGTAAGCCTTGCCGTCAAGTGTTTGGTACGTTTCCACCGTTGGTGAATTCGCAAGTGTTGCACTGGTCGCTTGTGCGTCGTAATTTACGGTTGCAATGGTCACGACTAAATCGCGACCAGTTATGATTGTCGTTGGCATTTTGTCC